ATGATGATTTCTAAGAGATCCAGTATTTTCTAAATTTTATTATTAATTCTTTTATTTATTTAATATAATTTATATATATATTACTATGAAAAGATTAAAATTTATTAATAAAGTTGGTAATGATGGCATTCAAAACAAATATATTCTTGGTTCTGGTATTGGTTCACAAAGTAGATTTGTAAAAAATGCATTAAAAAAACGCTCAAGTAATAATTCAACTGGTAAATGTTGTGATTTTAAAATAACATCTTCTATAAAATCATTAATTATATCATATGTTGTAACAAATATTAATTTAAGCAATTTAGATGATTCACAAAAACAAAATTTAATTAATCAAATAAAAACAGATTATGCTACTAATTTAAATATTAGTAGTGATTTAATTATTGTTAATTTGATTCGGGGTTCTTTAATTATACATGTAACAATTAAATCAGAAACACCTAATTTAGAAAATATTAAAAATGTAATTAATAATAATGCAAGTATAAATAATAATGTTAAAAATAATATTATAACCATTTTAGATAATATTATACCTGGACAAGTATTAATAGAAGAACCTATCATATCTGAAGAAGTTTTACCATCAAAAACTGAAATATGTATAACCCCAATATCTATTGTAAATATAGTATCTTCTCCTACTGGAAATAAATATGTATTTAATAATTCATCTACTTATAATCCTTTTTTTAAATATAGTCTTAATAATGGTTATTATGAATTTACAAATATATCATCTAGTCATCCAATAGCTATATTAAATGCTGGTAAAACTAATTTAATAACTTATACAGGAGATAATAAACGATTTAATGAAACATTAAATGGAACAACAGCTGATGGAAATTATGATTTCTATGATGGTACTATTAAAGTATATGTTTATGGTGATTTTGATAGTGTAAGTGTTTATTGTTATCATCATGGTTATATGGGCGGGGAAAATTTACTAACATATAAAAATAGTTGTTCTAGCAATCCCATTAACTCTCCTACTATGACAATTACAAGTACTGTAGATGATGGAGACACATCAAATGATGATTCTATTAGTTTAACATTTATTTCCTCACTAGCAACAAATAACTTTAATGTAGATGATATTACTGTAACTAATGGTTCAATAAGTAGTTTTACGGGTACAGGAACAACCTATACAGCAACATTTACACCATCGGCAGCAGGCCTTACAACAATAAAGGTTGAAGCGAATACATATACTGATAGCATTGGTAATAATAATCTAGCAACAAGTGTATTTAATTGGTATTATGATAATACACAACCAACTATGACAATTACAAGTACTGTAGATGATGGAGACACATCAAATGATGATTCTATTAGTTTAACATTTATTTCCTCACTAGCAACAAATAACTTTAATGTAGATGATATTACTGTAACTAATGGTTCAATAAGTAGTTTTACGGGTACAGGAACAACCTATACAGCAACATTTACACCATCGGCAGCAGGCCTTACAACAATAAAGGTTGAAGCGAATACATATACTGATAGCATTGGTAATAATAATCTAGCAACAAGTGTATTTAATTGGAATTATGCATTGTCTTCATCATCAACTTATAATATAGATGTAGGTAATTCAGGAAATACCGCCTATACTTTAAATGGAAATGATAGAGACAGTGTCGTAAGTGGTAATAATCAACAAGTAGATTTAAATGTAGGTGATACTATTGTATTTAATGTAACAGCTTCTAATCATCCATTTTGGATTAAAACAACACAATCTACTGGACCTGGAAATGCTGTAGCTGAGGTAGATAATAATGGTGCAGAAATTGGAATTGTTACTTGGACACCAGCCACACCTGGTATATATTATTATAATTGCGAACACCATAGTAGCATGTATGGAATTATAAGAGTAAATTATTATGATATAAATGTAGTTAATTCAGGAAATACCGCCTATACTTTAACTGGAAATGATAAAAATGGTAACGTAAATGATAATAATCCAGATGTAGAGTTTAATGTAGGTGATACTATTATATTTGATGTAAATGCTACTGGTCATCCATTCTATATTAAATATGCATCAACTGATTCTGTAACATTGGATAGTGGAACACAAGGAACTACTAATGGCACATTAACTTGGACACCAAGTGAAGCTGGTTCATATTATTATATATGCCACCACCATACTATCATGACTGGAAATATAATTGTAAACTAATACTATAAAATTATAATTTAATCCATATAATGTAATAAAAATAATTTGTTTATAAAAATAAATTATTTTTATATTATAAAATGAATGTTCCAATTAAATATTTACCAAAAAGATTAACTAAAAAAGATAGAAAAATACTAAAAAAAGAATTAAAAAAATCAAGAAAAGGTTATAAAAAAGGAAAATATATAACAAGAAAAAAAGTTAAATCATTTAAATCAAAAAAATCACAACATATTTTAAATGCAGAGAGAATATATAAAATAAAGAATTTAGCAGTAAATAAAGAATTAGTAAAAAAAACTGGATGTTCTTCAAAATCTCTCAACGCTATAATTAAAAAAGGACAAGGTGCTTATTATTCATCTGGTTCAAGACCAAATCAAACAGCGCATTCATGGGGTTATGCTAGATTAGGAAGTACTATTTCAGGAGGTAAAGCAGCTGCGGTTGATTTTAATATATTAAATAATGGATGTATGAAAAATTCTAAAGCATTAAGATTAGCAAAAAATGCTAGAAAGAAATTTGGTTATGGTACAAGAAAAGTTCCAAAAATAAAACTTTCTTAAGTTATGAATTATTTTTAAATTCATCAACATTTATTATACGATTTTTGAGATATATATATTCGTTTGAGTTAATATCTAATTTTCCTGAACCGGCTAATTCTAAGTCGCCTAATATATTATTTTCTACATGTATATTTTTTTTAATTTCTTCAATTATTTTAGTATTAGACATAATTTCATGAAATATATTATTTTCTTCTTGATAAGAAATATTATTAACAGGATTTATTAAATGGTTTAAGAATATTCTTTCAGGTCCTAAATTATTAATTACTTCATTTATTTTATTTTGATTATTATTTATTAATTTATTAATAATATAATTTGTTAACTTTAAACTTGAATTATAATTATTATGATAATATTGTACTGCCATGGCTAGATATAAATTACTAAAAATATCAGACATTGCTCCAGAAAGCATTTGTTCTTTTTTTAATGAACCTCCTTTTAATGCAACAAAATTAGTTAAACATGCAAAGTCTAATAATTGCTTTTCTAATATTTTTGATGTTCCTGGTAATAAATTCGTAAAATTAAAAGTTGAAAAATATAAATTGAGAGAATGCATGATAATAGATTTAAAATTTTTCATAAAGGTTTTTTCATCATTTTGTAATACATTTTCTAATATTGGAAAAATATACGGATGTGATTTATTTAAACCCTGACCAAAAATTATTAATGAACGAGTTAACGTATTAGAACCTTCAACAGTAATTCCAATTGGAGCTGCTCTATAAAATTTTTCTAAAAAATTAGTATAACCTAAACATATTGCACCACCTCCTTGAATATCCATACCATGATTTAAAACTTCTCTTCCGCGTTCTGTTGTTTGTTGTTTCATTATAGCGCTTATTACTGCTGGACTATCACCAGAATCTAATATAGTATTTGTTAAATCAATAGAAGATTGAATAATCCATGTATTAAATACCATAGCATTAATTTTTTCTTTTATTGCTTCCATTTTAGAGAGGGGCATATTAAATTGAGTTCTAACTTTAGCATAATTTATTATTCCAAATGTAGCCACTTTTGAACTTGCATTTGCTGTTGCGGGTAAACTTATTCCGCGTCCAGCCGATAAACAATCCATTAACATTTGCCATCCATCTCCGATTTTTTCTGGACCACCTATAATTTGATTAAGCTCTATATAAAATTCACCTTTTATAGTGCCATTTGGAAACCCAGCATTAAGCGGATTATGATGTGTTTCTTGAATTAATCCATCATGATGACGTTCTAATAATGCAAGACTAATTCCACTTTTATTATTATTTAATAAATTATTTGGATCATTTAAGTTAAATGCAATACCCATTAAATTTGCAACAGGAGCTAATGTTATATAACGTTTATTAATTTTTATTTTAATCATAGTTTTATTATTGACTTTTACAACTTCACCTTCATCTATTGAACCGGTTGCATCTGATCCATTATTTGGTCCAGTTAAACCAAAACAAGGTATATAATTTCCATTTGCTAGCCCAGGTAAATACTTAGTTTTTTGTTCTAGTGTTCCATAATGAATTAATAATTCTCCAGGACCAAGAGAATTAGGAACCATAGTTACAACTCCTAATGCAGGATCAATGCTGGCTATTTTTGTTAGAATATTAGATATTTCATTAACACTTAATTTTATACCTCCGTAACTTTCGTCTATTAAAAAACTAAAATACTTATTTTTTGCTAAATAATTTATCCAATAATTGGAATTATTATTTGGATAAATTTTTGTTCCGTCATAGCTATTAAATAATTCATTTAATTTAGATTCTGGAAATTTATTTTTCAAAGTATTTTTTTTTGGAAAATTTATCTTACCTATTAAAATAGAACGATCTAAAGATGTATTACCACTTCTTAATGCTATTAATTCTGTTGATGATATTTTTGGAATTTTATTTTTTATAAAATTAAATATTTTTTTTGAAATCATATTATTTATAATTTATATTAATATTATGATTTTATATTTAATTAATTTTCTATTTATTTACGATTATATATATGTTTTTAATTATAATTACTAAAAAGAATTATATACTGTATACTAATCCAGCCATGCCTCCTTCAAATCTTAAAATATTATATCTTTCTTCAAATACAGTTAAGTTATAATTGTATGTATAAATACTAGTAGGTTCCATTGTAGTTGCAATAACTACACCTGTCTCAGGATCGCAAATAGTACTGAAATTAGAAGCACTACTATCAATTGGTGGATTATTATGAATATTAAATTCAAATTGAACATTTTTAAATTTATTAGTATTAAAAGCACCAGTTGGTTGATATTTAAAAGGATCAGTTGTTAAGCAAAAATTATAATGATATAATCCTTCTTTAGAATTTGATTTTGTTTTTGTATATTTTTCTAATTTACTATAAATATTAGAATTAAATTCTTGTTCTCTATATTTACCATCAACAATAATTGAAAAATTTTTTAAAATTTCTTTTTTATTATTTTGTTCATTTGTCTCCGCTTGATTTCCTGTTATATAAATATTTTTTGATATATCATATATATTGTTTTTATTGTAAAATATCAAATAATCATTACTATCTTTTAATTTTATAAGATTGTTTGGAATTATATTTTCGTAAGGCCAATTTGTATAATTTGACCACTCATTTCTTTTATACACATCATCTCTTTGAAAATACCACATCCAATTAGATACTAATCCATTACTATCTAAATTAACTTTAGAAGTTTTATTAACTTTAATAAAATTATATTCATAAATTACTTTAACTAAATATTCTTGTATATTTTCAGAAAAATGTGTTCTTTCTTCATTATCAAGAAAGCATTGTGTAGTAATTAAATGAATATCTGTATTTATATTATTTTCAGGATATAACGTAGTTAATGATATATCTCTCGTAGGAGGTTCTTGTGTAAATCTATTAAAATTATATGCATTACTTTCACTTGAATTTATTCTAATTCTTGGTATTTCATCATATGTACTATAAGGTTCATTATATATAACATCTTTGATAGTAAATAAATTTTCCAGTTTATTTAGTTCAAAATTAATTTCTAATTCTGCATATTGTAAACAAATTAAAGGTATTGACATATTAGATAATAAAGAAAACCAAGTATTTAATGGTATTTGTAATTGATAGTTATCAATTGATGGTTCTATTAAATTAAAACTTAAATCATTTCTTTTATATGCATTTGGGTAATTATTTGATCTATTTTCATAATTAGCTGGATCAGTTAATTCTTTTACATTGCCTATCATATTATTAAATAATTCTTTTTTACTATTATCAAAATCACGTTGAACCATGTTTTGTAAATAATTACCTGAAAATTTCTGAATAATATGTCCACCTATAGTAAATTCAACTTTTTTTATTAATTGTGTTCCTATATTTTTTATCCATTGAAATTCATATGGTCTATATTCTATAGTACCAGTATCTGCATTTGTATGTTGGTATATAGGACTCCATATTTTTGGTAAATTAATTACTAAATATGTATCCATTAACAAATCTCCATATCTTTTAATTTTAAAACTTATTTGTGTATCTTTAGTTATCGAAATATTAGTTTGACCTGTCTGATCTATTCGATATTTCTGTAATCCAAAATTAGTATATTTTGAATATGAACTTTTAAAAAAACTTTTAGTAGGATTACCATTTAAAATTATATTTTGATTTCCATAAGCAATTAAATTTAATAACCCACCTGTCATTATATATTGTTATTATTTAAATTATAATAATGTGTTTTTTTATATTATAATATTATAATAATATTTAATATATAATGAATGCTAGTAGTATAAAAAAAGCTTTATCAAATAATCATTTGTTTTCATCTACATCAAGTGGTAGTGAATATATATTTGTAGCTTTTATAGTTGTTATAGCTATTATTGTTATATTAATTACTTGGGTAATATACACTTTAAATAAGCAATTTAGAGGATGTGATATTAATCCCGAAGAAAATAAATATAATAATACTGCTTGTATGCCAGCTTCTAATGATGAATTTAATAATAATTTAAAATCTATACCTCTTAACTTTTATATTAAAACTGCATATAATGCTTGTTGTGGTGATAGTTATAAAAATACTTTTGTTAATGAATGTGCTTTAGATAACTGTATTAATAAAGGCGCTAGATGTTTAGATTTTGAAATATATTCATATAATAATGAACCAATAATAGCAGCTTCTAGTGTTAATAATAATTATATTAAAGAAACATATAATCATTTACCTACTCGTCCTGTACTTGAACGTATAAAAAATAAATGTTTTGGTGAAAAGGATAATAGTGATCCATTATATTTACATTTTAGAATTATGAGCAGTAATAAAGAAATATACGATAAATTAGGAAATCAAATAGATAGTGTATTTGGTAATCAATTATTGAAAAAAAGAAATGAATTAGCTAATGCTAGTTATGATAAATTTTTAACTGATCATATTATAAATTCTGAATATTTTAAAAATAAAGTAATAATTATAGTTAATACTAAATCTAAAAATTTATTAGACTATGGTAATTCTGAATTATCTAAACATGTTAATTTAATTTCAGGTAATCAATCTTTTAATTTAATAAGATATAATGAATTATTAAATAAAGGTGAATCTAATTCTATACTAATACAAGAATGTAAAAATAAATTTGTTATGGTTATTCCTGATTTAGGATCTAATATAAATAACTTTGATATTGTTCTTCCATACAGTAATGGATGTCAATTTATAGCAATGAAATTTCAAAATTATGATGAAAACTTGAAATCATATTTAGATCATTTTGTATCCCATCATGATGCTGGTACTTATTATTCTTTTAAATTAAAATCTGATAAATTAAGAATAAATATAAGAGAGCAACCAACTATAGATCATGGTGTTACACTTAAACCACCATTAATCGATTGTAATACGTTGAGCGCACAGGTTAATGGTGTAACAGATAAAAAATGTAAGGCAGCTCAAGACCTGGAGGGCATATTAATAAATCCTAATGATGGAATAAATTCAGGTCAATTATTACGTGCAATATCGGCTGCACAAAAAGCAGGGTGTGATGAAAATCTAATATCAGATGCTTTTACTAGATCTACGAATATAAGTAGGGATGACAATTTAATTAGTAGTAAATTGAATCCTAGTAAATATATAGTAGAGAAAAAGATAAGAGAGCATCAAGATGATAATTTAATGTTTGAAGAGAGTCCCAAACGTTTGTGGAGATTATATGATCTAGAAAGTGGTTCCCATGCTATAACAACAGAAGAAAGGGAAATATTTGAAAAAGATATATGTAATTTATTCAATACAAAAAATCAAATAGTAGGATTAAGTAGTGCTATTGACCATAATGATAAAGATAATGAGATGTTAGATTATTTACAAACGAAATTTTCACCTAACTCGATAGAAGTTATGATGTACAATACTTTAATAAAATATCTAAATGACAGTAATACTGGTTTCACTATAAATTCTTGTTAGACATTATATAAAAGACCATTTAGGAGCAACTACGAGTGTCTGCATTTAGAAAAATATTTAATAATATTACAATCATAAATATTATTAAATATTTTCATATATATATATATATGAAAGATAAATTATATGAAGAGAAAGAATTAAATATATTACGTAATGCAGTTGATAATGCGAGTAATATATTGGGAAAAAAATTAGCTCAATCAGAAGAAATAAAAAATATAATAAAAATTTTAGAAAATTTTATTAGATCGAATAAATGTCTTTGTTATGGTGGAACAGCAATTAATAATATCTTACCAGAACAAGATAGATTTTATAATAGAAATGTTGAAATTCCTGATTATGATTTTTTTTCTACTACACCAATAATATATGCAAAAAAATTAGCAGATATTTTTTATAATCACGGTTATCATGAAGTTGAAGCTAAAGCTGGAATTCACAGTGGAACATATAAAGTTTATGTTAATTATATTCCAATAGCAGATATAACATTTTTAGAAAAAGAAATATTTAATAATTTAATAAAACAATCTATTAAAATAAATGGAATATCATATTGTCCACCTAATTTTTTAAGAATGTCTATGTATGTAGAATTATCAAGACCAATGGGAGATTTAACTAGATGGGAAAAGGTTTTAAAAAGATTAATATTATTAAATAAACATTATCCATTAAAAGGTTATAATTGTAAAAATATAGATTTTATGAGATCATATGATGGAAGTAATTATAATGCAGATAATACTTATAATATAGTTAGAAAATCTATAATAAACCAAGGTTTAGTTTTTTTTGGAGGTTATGCTTCGAGTTTATATGGTAAATATATGCCGTGGAAAGAAAGAAAACAATTATCTAATATACCTGATTTTGATATTTTATCAGATGATGCATTAACTAGTGCTAATATAATTAAAGAACAATTAATATATGAAGGTTATAAAAATATAATTATTAATAAAAAACCTAAAATTTCTGAATTAATAAATACTCATTATGAAATTATTGTTAAAAATGGTAAATTTATGAATGTTTTGTGTTATATATATGAAGTTTCATCATGTCATAGTTATAATATTATTAATATTAATGGACAAAAATTAAAAATTGCAACAATTGATACTATGTTAAGTTTTTATTTAAATTTTATTTATATTGATAGAGCATATTATGATGTCAATAGATTACTATGTATGTCTGAATATTTATTTAAAGTTCAATTAAAAAATAGATTACAACAAAAAGGATTATTAAAAAGATTTAGTATAAATTGTTATGGTAAACATGAAACATTAGAAGATATAAGATCTGACAAAACTAAAAAATTTAAAGAATTACGTAACCAAAAATTAAGAAGTGGCAATTTAAATTATGATAAATATTTTCTTAGATATATACCTTATGAAAATAAGAAGTTTAAAACTAAAGGAATAAAAAATAATTATAAAAAACATAAACAAACTAAAAAACAAAGTAAAAAATAAACAAAAAAATTTTATATTTTTTAACAAGCTAATAATATAATATAATATATTATTACAATATATATGCCTGATGTTCCTGATTGTGTAGTATCTAATTTTCTTACAACAAATTCATTAATGATTGTTGGTATATTAATAGGTACTATATCTGGGTGTTGCATGTGTATAATAAAATCTAGATGTAATAGAATTAAATGTTGTTGCCTATTAATTGAAAGAGATGTTTTAAGTAATGATACAATAAGTAATATGCAATATAATAATGTATTAAATCCAGTAAATAATATAAGAAGATCATTAGAAATACCTAACGAAGAAAATACAAATATTTCACATACAGAAGTATAAATTTTTTTAGCAAAAAAAATATTTTTGTGAAAATTTAATATTTATCGTTATGATAAATATTAAAATTATTATAAGCATAAATGTTGCTATATTTTAAATTTAACCTAGTCTGGGAAAGCCGACAAGATTAGCACCAATACCGAAGCCAGCACCTGAGCGGGCAGTAGCACCCATACTAGGTACAAAAGTATCTAAAATTGAGAATGTAGCAGCAGCCATTAATGCAATGCATGCTATTTCTTCAAATTTTAATGCGCGTTTTTCGGGTGGTATAACAAAAGCAACAATAGCAACCATTAGACCTTCTACTAAATATTTAATAGCTCTTTTCACTAATTCTCCTACTCCTGGATTCATTTTGTTTATAATAATAACTAAGAAAAAAATTATAAATTTAATATTAATTTAAAATTAATATTAATTTTATATTAAAAATAACTTAAAATTAATATTTATTATTTTTAATATAAAATGGCTGATAAAAATGCTAAAGTAAAAGATATAAATAATAATAATGATTCTATATATGTTGATTTATTAGATCCAGATCCACCAATAGCAGGACAAAAATTTGTATGTTTAAGTTTTGTTTCTCCTGAAAATATTTTAAAACAAAAACAAGTATTTTATTTTGAGAAATTTATTAAACATTTTGATTTTAAAAAATCAATTGATAAATATACTCATTTTTTAAGTTATTTAAGTTTTAAATATAATTTAAATTTTGATACATTATCTAAAGATTTAGAAGAATTTGTTACAGAAGAGAAAAACAAATTAAGTGAAACAACAATTGAAGATGATTATAAAAGTTTTGTTGATAATACTGAAAAAAAATTACAAGAAGAATTTAGTGAATTACATAATTTCCAAACTAATACTCGTGGTATTAAAGTCAGAGGTGTATTTGATTCTCAAGAAGAAGCCGAAATGAAATGTAAAATGTTAAGAGAAAATGATAGTTCTCATGATGTTTATGTCGGACAAGTAGGTTTATGGTTACCTTTTCATCCTGAAGCTTATAAAACCGGTAAAGTAGAATATCTTGAAAAAGAATTAAATGAATTAATGACAAAGAAAAAAGAAAATGATGAAGTAAATAAAGAAGAATTTAACAAAAGAGTAAAAGAAGCTAAAAGAAAAGCTATAGAAGAAAATATAGCTAAAGCAGAAAAAAGTGGTAATAAATTAATGCAATCTATTGATGAAAATGATAATTTAATTAATGCTGATAGAATGGATGTTCCTGGTAAAAATTTATTATTTGGTGATGGAGAAACCGATGATTTATCTACCGCGGATTTAAGAAAAGAATTATTCGATGGTGAAAATGTAGTTTTAGATAAAAATACTGATCATGGATTAGGAGAAATATTAGAAAGACAAAAAAAACTAGAAGAAGATAAAAAAGACATATAAATAATATAGATTAACTGTAAATTTAAAATATTAATATATATAAATGGATTATCCACCTGAATATATAAGATTATACGCTAATCCGTTTATTGGTTCTACGTTTACTACAGGAAGAAAATTTGATAATATTACACAGAAAACTAGAGATTTTATTAATAATACAATTATTAAAGGACCAAATGGTCCAGATACTGAAACTGTAAATCAATTGAATTTGATTAATATATCTGGTAAACATGGTAATCCAATAGATAAAAAACATCATTTAGCAAAATATTTAGATAATATACACCTTACAATTTTTCCATCTAAACGAGATGATGATCATTTAACTATTGCATTTAAAGATAAAAGTAGAATATTCATTCATTATAATAAAAGTCTACCTAAAATAAAGGGTATAAACGGATTATCAATAGGCGAGGAAGGAAAAGGATTTACAGAAGGTATGGAAGGAAGAATGAATCCTCCACCTAATGGAGGAAATGCAAAAGTATTAGCAGGAGTAATTCCAATTGTTAAAAATACTATTCATCCTGTAATTGAAAAATTATATAACGATAAAAATATACAACCATATTTACGCTCTGATTCTGAACCAAGTGTACCTGCAATCGCATCACAACCATCTGGGTCTATCCAGTCTACTCAAGATAGTCAAGGATATAGTCAAGAATATAGTGAAGAAGAATCTCAAGAATCTGAAATACAAAAGTTATTAAATCAATTAGAAGAAATACCAAAATTTGAAGATTTAAAAAAAGAAAAACGAGTTACAAGAAGTAGTAGTAGCAAGCAAGAAGAAAAAAAACTAAAAACAGGTGAAGGTAAAAGTAAAAAAACAAAAAAAAGAAAAAAAAATAAAAAAACAAAAAAGAGAAAAAATAAGAAGCAAAAAAAAACCAAAAAGAAAAAAAACTGAAATAATTATTATTTAATATATAATAATTATTTATATATGAATAAATGGGATAATAATGTAAAATGTAGTTATCCTGATTGTAATAAAAAAATAAAATTAACAGATTTTCCATGTAAATGTGATAAAATATTTTGCAAAATACATAGATTACCAGAAGACCATAATTGTGTTTATAATTACAAAGAAAATGATGTAGAAAAAAAAGTAGAAAATATGAAATGTATTTCAGAGAAAATAAATAGAATCTAAATTATATTTCTAGTAAATTTAATACAATTACCATTTACTTTTACGAACATTTATTTTAGGACCTTTTTTCTTGTCTCTAGAATTAGGATCGTATACTTCTTCATCATCATCAGAATCCATATTTTTAGATATTTCCCAAAATTCTTTAGATCCAAGTTTAAAATTTTTATGATGATCAGCTTTATACCAAAAAATTTGATCATTTAGTTTGTTGGATTTAGCATTATTATTAATTACTAAACATTCATAATTTTCTGTACATTGATCCATTACTTGAGAGAAAGATTCAAAAGTAGGGAACATACCGGCATAATTTTCATATATCTTTTTTCTATTAGAAATATAAGGTTCTCTTAAAATAAATACATAATCAATATTAGTTCTTAAATTTGGAGGTATACCTAAAGGATATTGCATAGTAATAATTAACATCATTTTCCAATGTCTACCATTCATAAATAATAATCTCATCATTTTATCACGAGTCCAACCAGCATCATATAAACAATCATCTAGTATAACAAATGCTCTAGGATCAATAGTAGATTTTTTGTATAATTCAACTTCTTTTTTTATTTGTTTTAGAACAGTTCTTTGTCTTTTTAATATATTTTCTATAATAGCAGAATTATATTCATCATGAATAAATAATTTAGGTACATGTTCACTATAAAATCCATTACCCGCTTCAGTTCCACTAATAACAGTACCAATAGGAATATCTTGATGATAATATAGTAAATCTCTAACTAAATAAGATTTACCAGTATCTCGTCTACCAATTAAAACAATTACAGGACCTTTATTTTCATCTGGTTTAAAACTAATAGATTTCATTTCAAATTTTCTTAATTCTAAAGTCATACTTAATAAATATAACTAAATATTTATTAATAATGAATACGCAAAAAATATTAGTTAATCGTTAGAATTTAAAAAAATATTTATAATTATTTAAATAAATGGAATTAAATTATACTAAAAATAAAAATAGTGAATTATTTAATGAATTATCCAATGAAAGTTTAGTAAATATAAAAACGTTACAAAATTATATACCTATATATTGTTTATTTTTTGATTTAAACGATAAAAATTATAATTCAATTAATTTAAATACTTTTTATAAATTAACTTCTATAAAAAGTAAACTTAATTATTCAAAATTTAGTGGAACAATTAAAGATAATAGTAATAATTCAATTGATACAAAAATTTTTTTTAAATATAGTCCATTAATAGATCCTATTAAATTTATGACTGGAAAATATGATAATAGTTATAACATTTTAAAATTACCTAAAATAAAAAATGATAAAGATGTTATAGACAAAATATTAGATATAAATAATTCAGCTTATAGTGACAGTTTTTTTTCATTTTTATCAAGTATATTATTAAATAAATTTAACTTTTTAAATGGTATAGATTTTTATGGATCATTTTTGGGTATAAAAAATAATTTTATAGTTAACATTGAAGATGATTTAGAATATTTAGATGATTCAGATTTTTTTCATAAATATAATAATAAATTATTTAATATTTTAGATAATGATAATTGTAAAAATTATTTTAATAATACAAAAAAAAATAAACAAGCATTAAAAATAGATAATAATATTTATGAAAAAGAATTACATATATGTGAATTAGATAAAGAAAATGATGAAAATAATTTATCAAATATACATATAGAATATACAACTAATTTACATGATAAGAAAAAAATAAAAACAAACGAATTAAATAATAGTGATAAATCATGTTCTTCAAGATATTCAAATACAAATAGTAGTAATAATGAAGATTCTGAATCTGAAATATCTGACGACTCATCAAATGAATATGATTCATCTGATGCTGATGATGAAATATTAGCAAATATATTAGAATTTCCCGTTCAAACTATAGCATTAGAATGTTGCGATGATACATTAGATTCATATATAATGAATAATAACAAATTAAGTGATGATGAATGGGAATCTATTGTTTTACAAGTAATTTTTACTTTAATAGTTTATCAAAAAGTTTTTGATTTTACACATAATGATTTACATTCAAATAATATAGTATATAAAGAAACTGAAAAAAAATATTTGTATTATAAATATGATAATAAACATTACAAAGTTCCTACTTATGGTAAAATATATAAAATTATAGATTTTGGTAGAGCAATTTATAAATATAAGGGTAATATAATATGTAGTGATAGTTATGCAATTGATGGTGATGCACATACACAATATAATACAGAACCATATTTTAATGAAAATAAACCAAGATTAGAACCAAATTACAGTTTTGATCTATGTAGATTAGGATGTTCATTATTTGATTATTTAATAGATAATGTAGATGATATACATAAATTAAAATCTCCTATTAAAAAATTAATAATTCAATGGGTATATGATGATTCAAATAAAAATATTCTTTATAAAAATAATGGATCTGAAAGATATCCTGATTTTAAATTATATAAAATGATAGCAAGAACAGTACATAAACATAATCCGACAAATGTTATAAAACATTCTATTTTTGAAAAAAATATTTTATCTAAAAAGAGAATAAATAACCAATCAGCTATTTTAAATATAGACAATTTACCAATATTACAATAAAATATTTATTTTTGATATTAAAATAAATATTTTAAACAAAAACATAAATCTAAAAATTATATATTAATATTATAATAAATGTTCTAATCAACCCATTTTTTTTATTGTCTCTTTCTATTAAAAATCTGGTTTACTAACAAATACTGATGGTGAACTTTTAAAATTACCACCAAATATATCATTTAAGTTATATTGTTCTAAAAGGATTAAACATAAATTAGAAGATAAAAATACTAAAATTATATCTTTTACTATATCTTTTAATGGTTTTGTCTCTTTTAAAATAAATCTCATTTCAATAAATTTTAAAAGAAAATAAATAACACTTATAATAGATGAGGTTATAATTTGATTCATTTATATTATTTAATACTATAAATGAATTCAATATTTAACGAATTAATTTAATTCTTGTATATTTAAATCTATATTTGTATTATTATTATTATTTATAACTAATTCATCTAAATTTACTTCATCAAGATCATCATTTAAAGTTTGTATATCTAAATTTAAATTATCTGTATCATCATCTATATTTAAGTTATCATTTTCTAAATCACTTTCATAATCATTATCCTCATTATTTACTAAATTATCATTAAATAATTCATCATTAATTGTATCTTTCATTTTTATATTTTTTGAAGAATCTATATTTAATTCATTTAATCCATTTAATCCATTTAATTCATTTAATTCATTTAATTCATTTAATCCATTTAATTCACTATTATTAATTGTTTTATTTGCATTTATTAATGCTTTTTTCATATTAAGCTCATTATCTCTTTTTATTTGTTCTTTTGCTTCTCTTTTAGCTTTTTCTAATTCTTTAGTTTTCGCTAATTTTTCTTGTTTTTCTAGCATCTCTTTATCAACTATACTCTCTTTTGTTTCTTCTATTTCTACATTTGTTTCTACCGATTGATCTAAATAAATTTTTAATATATTTTCTACTGGAATATTGTCTCTAATTGTATTTAATATACATTCTTTTACAATTTTTTCTAATTCTCTATTATTTTTTTGAATATTTAATGGTAGTATATTTTTTTCAAATAAATATACATTCAAATATACTTCTCTCGCTATATTTATATATGCTCCATGTATAAAACTATCTAGATTTGGTATATCTATATCTACTTTTTTTTGTTTTAATCCTACCCTTGATGACGTTAAAGATTTTAATTGTAAAATATGTACACATGATAATAAATCATCCAGATAATTACAATTAGAAGTTGTCTCTATTCTCTCTCTCTCTATTTTAACTATTTCTGAACTCCATTTAGGGATATTATTCAATAAATTTTGAAATGTCATTAAATATTTATTTTCTTCGTCATTATCTACACACATTTTATAACCTTCATTAAATATTGATCTAATACCTTGTATCATGCATGGTGTTAATATGTTTACAAACCTAGCACACCACTCATTTTTAGATTCTACTATAGTTGATATATCAAAATCATCCATTTTATTTTAAATAGAAACAATATTTTCTAAATTAATATTATTACGAATATATATATAATTTAAACAATACATTATTATTAATAATTCATTTCTTATTTCTTTTTTAAATATATCTATAATAAATAAAAATTTATATTTTTCTTCTGAACATGCTATTTTATTTTTTATATATAAAATTAATATATTTCCAGTAAAACCATTATTATATAATTTATATGTTAAATCTATTATTATTTTTATTTTTTCTGAATTAGATAAATTTTCTATATTACTCAAATTTATTAATTTATTTAAATAATATAATTTTTTTGAATATATTTCATTTGTTTTTTTATCTATATTCAAATATTTTTTATCTACTTTTTTACTACAATATATTTCACTAAATCTAGATAATATTGGTTTTAATATTTTACATTTATCATCTACTATAATAAAAAATCTTGTACTATAATTATATATTTCTATACATCTTCTTAATGCTGATTGAGCATCTATTGTTAATTTATCAGCATTTAATAATATTATTGATTTAAATAAATAATTTTCATTATTTACATTTATTATTGTATTTGCAAAATGTTTTAAATTTTCTCTTATAAATTTTATATTTCCTTTACCGTGTGAACAATTTATTATTAATACATATTTATTTATATTATCACTCGTTTTATATATCTTTTTTATTAAATATTCTAATAAACTTTTTTTTCCAGTTAAATTACTACCATAAAATATTATATTTGGTATATTCTTTGTATCATATAATTTGTCTAATTTATTTATTATATTTTCATCCATTAAATTTAATAGTAAATATTTTTTAATTTATAATTTTATTAAATTGTATTATATTAAATGAACAGCCAAGTAACTTTAATTAATAACGGTTTAATTGATTCTGCTAATAATTTCCCCCCCCCACCTCCAGATACTATTTATTATACTACTAAACCAAGCCAAAATTTACAAGTTTTAGAAACTATACAAAATATTTCTGGAGAATTTAAAGAAATCATTCAAGAAGAATTAACTAATAATAATAATAATGCTAAATTTTCTACTCTTACAATAGGTAATGATATTGAATTTTATTATTATTCACCTTATAATAATACTTACCAAATTGTACAAATAAAAAATTCTATATTTAATAATAATAATCAAGATATTATAATTAATTATGATGATCAAATATTATATGATTTTTCATTAAATATTACTCCACTTTATAATTCAACATATAATAATAGTGGACATTTTCAATTAAATTTATCATTTAATTATATTACATCTACATATTATAATACTTTATTAAATGTTAGTCTTTATTATAGACGGAAAATATTAAATTCTTTAAACGATGAAATACAATTAGATAATTATATTCTTGGTAGCGAAAATACTAATTTTATTAAAGGACAATTTTATAAAAATATTTTAATTAATGATATTTGTTATAATCAAGGCGATAATATAAATTTTTATTTAAAAGCTAAAATTGCTACTGATTCTACACCTAATATTAATAATGATAACTATAGACCTAAAATTATTACAACTCAATTAGGTAATTCTTTTAATATATCTGAATATATTAAATTAGTAGTACAATAATTAATATTTAATAATTTTATATGTATAATTATTTAATATATATAAAATTATTTATATATATTAATGAATTTAGAACTTTTAAATCCTAATAGAAATTGGAAAATAGGAAATAATGGACAATTAAAACAAGTTGATGTTAGTGGGATTCTTAATATTAGTGGTTCTATTAATTACACCGATAATATTTATGGAAAAAATTTACATTTATATGGCGACACTTCTTTAAATAATTTATATGTTAATAATATTACTTCTTATGGTGATCCTACATTGACAAAAATTCCATATTTTAAATTTGATACTAGTAATATTGATTATTACAAATTTAATAGCAATTTAGCTCTTACTAATAATCATTCTATTAAAAGTAATGATATTTATTCTAAAAATTTAATTCTCAATTCTTTTTATAATTCTCATAATTTTAATCTTCCTACATTTATAATTAATTCTGTTACATTACAAAAAACAATCATTTGCTGCAAATATAAATTTATTGAAAGTAATGATGGTTATACATTTGATATTTCTTATAATAAACCTAATAGCAGTAATGGTATTATGTCAATTAAAAATGCCATTGATGTTCCTGAACAAGGTAAAATTGTATTTATTAGTGATTCTGACGAAATTATTATTTATGAATATGATTATATAAATAAAGTTTCAAAAGCTACCGATTATGTATTACGCACCATTAATAACATTCAGATTCAGAAAACCAATTGTATCGCATGGTCACCCGAACTATCTATCTATGTTTTAATCGCTACTTATGATAATAATCTTAAATTTTTAACTAGCTCAGATGCTATTACATGGACCCTAAAATATAATATTTCTGATTCATCAATTATTTTAAATGATATTATATGGGTTCCATTATTGAAAAATTTTATTTCTATCGGTTCCAAAGATAATAAACCTTTTTATATTTATTCACCCAATGGTACTAACTGGGATATTAGTGGGATAATTCCCACTAATTATAATCATATATTAACATCTATTACTTATTCTAATGAACATCAAATCGTAAATATTGTTGGTTCTAAAGGATTTTTAGCTTATGCTAAATTTGATCATATCGATAATATTAATTGGATTATTAATGATACTAATGATATAGATATCTCTTATAATCAAATTATATGGATACCACAATTACATAGATTTATTGCTGGAGGTCAATATAAACAATCGCCTTATGTAATCGAAAATCCATATAATGGTGATACTATAACTAGTTTACCAACTGGTAAAATTATATCTAGTTTAGATGGTATACATTGGGATATTAGTCAAATTTTTCCAAACAATTTAAATACTATTTGTTGGTCTCAACATATTGGAAAATTATTTATTTTAAGTAATAACAAAAGCCGTGTATATTATACAAATCAAAATTTTATTTTACCTACTAAATATAATTCAATTACTAATCAAATAGTTGAAAAACTTACTGCTCAAGAAATTACTGCTAAAGAAATTACTGCTCAAGAAATTGATATTTCCGGCATTGATCTATATACTTTTATTCAAAATGTGAATAATTTAAATGCAGATAATATTGATGGACAATCAATTAGTAAATTTACTATTACTGATCTATCAATCATAAATAATTTAACAATAAGTAATAATTTAATTATAAATAATATAAATTTTAATGATTTAAGTAATAATATTACTACTTTAACTAATAATTTTAATGATTTAAGTACTAATTTTAATGATTTAAGCAGTAATTTTAATGATTTAAGTACTAATTTTAATGATTTAAGTAGTAATTTTATTGATTTAAGTAATAATTTTAATGATTTAAGTAGCAATTTTAATGATTTAAGCAGTAATTTTAATGATTTAAGTACTAATTTTAATGATTTAAGTACTAATTTTATTGATTTAAGCAGTAATTTTAATGATTTAAGCAGCAATTTTAATGATTTAAGCAGCAATTTTTACGATTTAAGCAGCAATTTTAATGATTTAAGTACTAATTTTATTGATTTAAGCAGCAATTTTATTGATTTAAGCAGCAATTTTATTGATTTAAGCAGCAATTTATACGATTTAAGTAGCAATTTTAACGATTTAAGTAGCAATTTTTACGATTTAAGCACTAATTTTATTGATTTAAGCACTAATTTTAATGATTTAAGCAGCAATTTTAATGATTTAAGTAGCAATTTTAACGATTTAAGTAGCAATTTTTACGATTTAAGCACTA